GACATCGACAATGGGCGTACAGTTGATGAGTGTACTTCTTTTGCCTTCGACTCCTTCAAATTCCTTTGTGTCAATTGTTGCGTCAACATTAGTGCCACTAAACTTGCCGAACTTGTGCGAGGAATTAAATCCTGCCAGTCCGATCTGACCATCCAACCAGCGATACGAGTCCAAGCTGTAAGGAAGCGTATCAACGGAAGATGAAATTTCATCGAGAGCTTCAAGCGTGAATGCCTCTTGCGCTGAAGTAGCCAAGTATTCTAAATCAACACTTGCCGTACTCCATCTATTAACGGCATAGTTAAATACAAGTAGTTTGTTATTAAGTGAAATGCCACCTGTCGCACCTGCTCCACGATACGACCAAACAACCAAGCTGTTGTTCGGATCAATTGCGGATGTGATGCCATCAATATTTGTTAAAAGATCATTGTAAAAAAAATCATCTATCTTGCCGTTTCCAATTGGCTCTAGTTGCTGACCACCAGTCAGTTTATAAAAACCATCGTCAGCCAAGAAAAAAATCATGTTACCAAAGGAAGCAACAGAACGAGGAGCAAATGCTCCAATGTTGTCCGCTACCTTGTTAAAGGTAAAGATCAATGGAGAGCCAGTATAATCAGCTCTGTAAATTGCTCTTTCAAAAAATATTGTTGCAAAATCTTCACCACCAACAACTGCTTGAATCTTGCCATGCGTTCCAACTACATCCTGATAACCTGACTGTGTTGCCGTACTTGCTGCCCAGTCGGAGCTATCATTTAGTGCTGACCATTTTACTCGTTGAAAGTTCGTTGTGAACTTTTGTAGTTTGTGTGTTTCCGATCCACCAGTTGCCGATAAAGTAATGGCTGTTCCTGCCACAGCGTTTGCTGCCGTTGTAGCCAGTTTAATTGTATCAGCATCAACCTTGATAACATAATAGGTGCTACCATCGGTTAAGTTGGTTAAAGCTGTATTGCCGTTTCTGTCATAGACAACTGTATCACCAGTTGCCCATCCATGAGCTGTAATTGTTATTTGATTGCTTGAAATAGCATTTGAATCAAATGTCTTGGCTGTTTCAATTTCTTTCGTATAACCTGCAAAAACAAAATCTCTGACAGTTGCCACATACTTTGCGTGAATGGTACTGATGAGATCACCGAACAAGCTGCTCGATGTTTCATCAAAATACTGAATCGGATCGGCATAGTTTGATGCGATAACTCTGTTTCCAAATTGCGTGAACGACCAGAAATCCCTGTCATTCTCCGTTGTGGAGTTTGTGTAGTTTCCTGCTTTTGACTTGTCGTTAAATGCCTGTGAAGAATCATACTGATACAGTTTTGTCGTATCTCCTGCATAGTTGGTTGATCCTGTAGAGGAAAACGCTGTGAATAATCCAACAGCAGTCGTTCCTAAAGCATTAGTGCTTCTCTCGGCAAAATTCGGAAATCCTCTGTAGCCAATTTTGGCAGGGATCACTCCATCTACCTTGATAGCTCCAGGATTTGAGTAAGTTGGAAGATCAGCAAGTAATTCACCAAACTCAATCATTTACACCACCATTTTAGCTGACATATTCAAAGGCGCACCAGATGTCCTTCCTTGTGAAGATGACAAATTGGCACTTTTAACTCCCTCTTGATATAGTCCTGCCCATACTGGCAGTCTTTCGTCTTGCATCAGAAATGGTGCTGATTCAGCTAGTGATCCGTATAAATACAGATCAGGATAATTCGTTAAAATAGCATTCGATGTATTAGAACTGGACAAGGCAGTTAATTTTTTAAATATACCTAATTCTAAAACATTAGCTGCATCAGGTTTAAATCCTAAATAAATTTTTGTTCCCACAATAGTATAGTATCTTGGCGTTCCAGCTCCTTCTCCTGCATTATACACTCTGAACAAGTCAGGCGGTGACATATAATCCAAGTAGGTATAGGGATTCGATTGCCAAGTAACAAATCTCATCTCCAGATAACCAGTAGGTAAATCATAGCTTTGAGTACCGGACACAGTTGTAGTGGAAACATCGTCAGCTTCCATCTCACGAACTCTTAAATCCCTTGCGTGTCTTGCTTCAGCCAAATCAATAAATGTATCAATATTGTCTGTCAGGTCTGATCTGTTTAAATAGTTAGCAATCTCCGTTTTGAGATTGGCATAGGTGTCTAGTGCCATTAAATACTTCCTTGATAAATTCTAAAGTGTCTATTGTCTGGATCGTTGATCCATTTTTTAAATCGTGGTCTGTCAAGAATCTGACCTCCATTGGACATGATTCCTTTTTGTGCCAATTGCTGAACAATAATCAAGGGGATGGATGCAACCTTGTACATTTTCGCATCTTGCATTCCTCTGACCTTATAGGCATCAGCACCCATATTGGCTTCTTTTTTATTCATTTCCAATATCGGTGCGACATCCTGTATGTCCTCAAAGTGATACTTGTTTTCACCTTCATCAATGTGCATTCGAGTTTTTAAAGTCGATTTGCTATCTGGCTTATCAATCCACAATTTTTTAGTCATACTTATATAAGTTCGGTTGCGAACAGACTTCCTGAAGTTGATGCTTCCCTGATGGCAGCAATCTTATCGCCACCATTCACCTGAACATAAATTACTGAATCTTTAGGCAAAAAGGATAGACTTGTCGTTGCAACAGGAACACTTGCAATATGAAAATGGCAACCTGCTGTTTTTGCACACAACATCACAACACTTGTGGTACTACCAAAGGCAGTTGATGATGCTACTGAAGCATCAGTAAAATCAACCTTGTGTGTTGTTCCTGCTCTGCCGTAATATGTATGTGGCATGGCTGATCCTATCTTCTAATGATGTAGCTTACATCTGCTGTTGTTGAAGCAGTTTGTTCGCCATTGCTTTGAATGTTAAGCGCATCTCCTGCATTCAGTTCTACTGTTCCACTTAAAGTTAAAGCCACTCCTGTTTCATCAACAGTAGCATCAGCCAAAGTTGCATCAACAGTTGTGTCCGTACCATTTTTCATAATGTCAAAAGTCGTAGCTGCATCAATAACAGTATGGACATTCATATAAATAACTTTCAGCGTTCCTTCGTCTGGAATAACCACAACAGGACTTGCGTTGTCGGCTGTTTGAATGGCTGTCATGTTGCCACCCATAATAAAATAATCGTTTAAAGTTCTCATTCTTTCCTCTATTGTTCTGATCTTTCGATCTTCAATAAAAAAGAGGGCGAACTAACTTCACCCTCCTTAAAATTAATAATTACGCAGTAAGATTAAAGATTCCGAAAGAAGAATTTGGATTCTTTGCTTCCAAAGTCCATTCCGCTAACATTAATCTTTTATCATTATCGCCTGACTTTCCAAGTACAGTAGTTTGGAATGGTCTTAAATAAGATATTCCCCAATATTCCATATCAAGGATGTCCACCCTGTTTGCGTTTTGGTGTCTATCAGGCACAAAGCTCACTTCTGAAAAATCACTGACATAAATATCAACAGCTCCGATAACTCTTTTATCTTCAGCTTTTTGAATTGATGTCGCAATTCCGTTAAAGCCAGAAGCGATTTGCTTATGACTTGCAGACATGAGAACGACCTTTGGATTGCCACCAAGATCGTAACATTTTTTCAAACCTGCTTTAAGCAGACTTTCCGTAAATGTACGATTCGTGCCACCTGCTGGTGCAGTTGCTCCTGTTCCTACTGGATCGGCACTCAAGCCTCCATCAGAAAAGTTTGCTGCTGCTGTTGAAGTACCAGGAATATTTCCTCCGTACCAACAACCAATAGATCCAGATTCTCTAGCTGTGCCAGATGATCCTGCGACCTTTGCGTTTTCTGTTGCGATATTTGCGTATTCAATATCTCTTTTTAGTTCTTTACCAACTTTAGCCATTTGGTATGCAAGTTCGTCTCCTCTTCCTGCATTCTTTACGACTTCGTCAGTTCCAGAAACACCTACTGCTTTTCCAGTTATCTGCGTATAATTCGACAAGCGAACTGTTGCTGCTCTGGTGTCTAGCGTGTAATCGTTTCCTTCAATTTGTGCATTAGCTGCTGCTGCTTCTAGTGCATCTGTTTGCCACTCATGATTTGTTTGCGTGGCTGATCCCTTTCCTGCGTTGGAAATAAAAGGTGTCTCAACAGGTGAAATATTGTAAATAACATCTGCTAAATCTTCTCTTATACCAACTCTAGAAAAA